CCGGCAACCGCGAACGCCTGCTTGCTCAACTGCACCCAATAGTCGCGCTTGGCGACGATCACCTCGTCGGTGATCGAGCCCGAGCCCTGCGACAGCGCGCTGGCGGTACCGAGCAGCGCCAGCGTCATGCCGTCCTTGCCGGTCTGCGACAGCGTGATTTCAATCTCCGCCGGCTTCTGCAGGGCCACCGAGCCGATCACCTGGCCGTACGTCGAGCGGCCCTTCGAGGTCTTTTCCTTGATCTCCGAGTTGGTCTTGATGGCGAACTTCTCGCACTCGAACGGGCCGGCGAGGCCGAGCGACAAGCCGGAGGTGGGATCGACGCGGTTGACGTAGAGGTCTCCCGCGCCGACGAATACTTGAGCAACTGCCATGAGGTTTCTCCTGTGGGGGGTGAGTGGATAGGTGCGGCGTCAGGCGCCGCGCACGATGACTTCGGAGGTCACGGCGATCGGAAACTTCAGGATGCCGCCACGGTAATTCGGCGAGGCGACGGGCGAGGCCAGCACCAGGGGGCCGTACGGGTAGCCGGGCGCCCACCCGAGCAGCTTGGCCAGCAGGGCATCGAGCAGCGGCGCCGCATCGGCGCGGCCGGGGGCGCCATCGCCAGGGTTCAGCGGGTTGCGCACCGCCAGCACCACCTGCCAGCGGGTCGCGGTGCGCGCGGCGCGGCCGTTGTTCGTGGTCTCATTGACGGTGTAGCCATCCCAGACCACGTAGGCGGCCGGCAACTCGACGCGCAGGCCGATGTCTTCGACGTCCGCCGCGCCATGCACACCGAGCAAACCGGGGATCTCCGCCAGGCGGGCGCGCAGCAACGGTTCGAGGCCGAGCATCAGCGCGCCTCGCCGGGGTAATCGGTGGGCAGATACGCGGCCGTGCGCACGGTCACCACCGCGGCGTACAGCCCCTTGCGGGTCATCGGCTCGCTGCTGAGCATGTCCCAGCGCAGCACGGCGTATTCCTGCTCGCCGACCACGGCGCCGTCCACGAGGGTCATCACCGCTTCGACCAGGTCAATCAGGCCGATCACCTGCCCGTCGCCGTGCCGGGCCGCCTGCGCGCCGCGGCTGTTGCGGGTGAGGCAAGCGATGCCCAGCGTCGGCTCGGTGAGGCCGCGCGCGGCGACAACGCCCGAACCCAGCGCCACATACACCGCCGGCGCCTCGGCGCCGAACTTGCCGACCAGGCTGTCGCCATCGAGATCCGGCAGCGTGTCGATCTGGCGCAAGCGGTCGGCCAGGGCAGAGGACTTGAGCAGCGCGACCAGCCCCTGTTCGAGTTCACGGAGCATTCCATGCTCCCTGCAAACGGTGCTCGATCAGCGCGACGATATCGGACGCATCGTCCGGGCTGATGCCGAGGAACGGCCGCGCCGGCATCCTGATGGTGTATGCGCCGATCGTGACGATCTGCGCAAAATTCGACCGCTTCTTCTTCACAAACCGATTGCCGACCGACCCGTTTTTGTACCTTTTGAAATACGCCTTCTGGCTGCGCGCCGCAATCTCGATGTCGCCACCAAACTGATGGATGGCGGCATAGATGCTATTCACGCCCCACTCGGCGAAGTCCGCCCCCGATTGCGACGAGAGCGAGCCCGAGAGGTGTCCGTCCCTGGTCAGCGTGCGACCGCCAGAGATCTGGGCGCGCAGGCTCGGCTTCCAGCGCGTGCCATCCGGCGCGGTCTCGGTGCGGAAGCGCTTCCTGGTCGCGTCTTCGCCCATTTTGGCGATTTTCTGGGCGATCTCCGACGGGTCGTCAAAGACCCCGGCCAGGCGGCGCAGGGCCGTCAGCACGGCCGCGTCGTCGACGTGGATCGTGAAGCCGCTCATCAGAGGCCCCGCTGCTCGCGGCTCCAGAGGCGCGGCGGGCTGACCATTTCGATGGCGCCGCCGCTGGCCTTGGGCGAGGTGATCACATCGCCGCCGAACGCCACCTTGCCGGTGGCGATGTCCCGGCACAGGCCCATCGCCGCGTCGAAGGCCTTGATGAGCGGGTCGCTGGCGCGATCGCCGTGCAGGTAGTAGCGCGCGACATCGGCGGTCAGGCGCCTGACCACCAGCGGCACGGTCGCCAGCGGCGTGCTGTAGCGGCCCGAGAGGTACGCGTCGACGGCCGATTGCGCGTCGGCAATGGTGCTCGTGAGCAGCGTCACCGCCGCCGTCACCGCGTCCACGTCGCTGGCCGCCCAGCCGATCAGCGGATCGCCGGCGATCGCCAGTTCGAGCAGCTCGGGCGTCACCTCGCGCGGCGTGCGGCGATCGGACACCTGCGCGATCTCCTCGGCGCCAAAGCGGGCCACCAGGTCGGCGGGGGTGATGTAGGGCATCTCAGGCGACCGCGTTCTCGAACCAGTAGCCCAGATCGGTCGCGCAGACGACCTCCTTGACCCGCTCGCCGACCCGCACCCGCTGGCAGCCGTTCAGCCCCAGCCTGGGTTCGTCGATGTTGCCAGAGACCTTGTCCCCGAACTGCGCCGTAAAGCCGAAGGTCACCCCGGCCTGCGGCCCGGCGGCGCGATCGCGGTAGAGGAAAGCGGCATGCTTGCCCCAGACGCGCGCCAGCGCCACCGTCTGCCCCTTCTTCGCCGAGTTGGCGAAACCGGCGCCGACCAGCACCTCCTGCAACTCGAAGAACTCGGCAAACTCCTGGCGCGAGACCATGCCGGCGCCCTGCGCGGTGCCCTTGATCGCCTGCACCAGCTTGGGGTGCCGGCGCGTCTTGGTCCACGCCGCCTGCCCGAACACGCCGATGTTCGGGCGCATCACCGGCACATCGAGCGCATCGCCGATCGCCGCCACGGGATCGGAGTTCACCGTATCCGACCACTGGCCGGAGCCTGAAAGCGTGGTCTGGTTGCCGGCGACGTAGCTGCTGGTATTGAAGACCAGCGCCGCCGCCCGCTGTTCGCGCGCCAGATTGACCAGGTTGGTGAGATACGCCACCGCCGTGCCCATCGGGTCAATGCCCTGGTTGTCGGCTTCAATGTCCTCGTTCGGGACCAGATCGTCCAGGCCGAAATCGATCACCTTGTCGATCACTTCGGTGGCCGAGAATTCCACCTCGTTCGGCGCACTCTTGCGGCCGACCTTGGTGTCGGGGATGGTGTAGCCGTCGGCGAGCAGGTACTTGAGATACTTGAACTCGGCCGCCGTCGGCGTGCGCGGCAGCACCTGGTCGGCGATCAGCGTGAGGTCCGGGTTGCGGTAGGCGATCGAGACGGCGGAGAGAATCGGGTTGATCGGGAAGGGGCGGATGGCGCCGACGCCGATCAGCAGCAGATCGGTGGACGCCGGCGTGTGCCAGCCGCAGGCATAGCACACCGCGATGGCCAGGACGGCCAGTGCCAGCGGGAAAAAGCGGGTCAGACGAGTTTTCATGGTGCAGTCTCCGGAGAGTAAGGGGCGGGCAAAGGGCAGAACAAAGACCGGGGGGCAGCGCTTACATCACACTCGGCGCGAGCAGCACCGGCGCGATGTCGCCGGCGGCCGTCGTCACCAGCGCAATGCCGATGGTGCGGTTGGTCGACGCGGCGGCCACGCCTTTGCCGTTGGCGTCGGCGGTGACCATGGCGCCGCGGGCGACGACACCGCCAAACTCCACTTCGGCTATGCCCTGCTGGACGATATCCACCCGCTCGCCGGAAGCGGGCGCGACAAAGCCGCAGACGCCAATGGACAGATCGGCGGCCGCCGCGGCCTGGATCACGGTGCCGTCGGTGGTGTCGAACTTGACGATGCGGCAGGCGGCGATCGCCGCGCCGGCGAGGTATTGCTTGATCAGGGTTTCGTTGGCCATCTTAGGCTCCGGGGTGAGTGGTAACGTGCTTGACCGCCTGCAGCGTGGTCACGGACAGGCCGGCAGCAGCCTGCGCGACCTGGTAGGCCAGCGCCGCCCTGGCGATCGTCGGGGCGTCCTGGTCCGCAACGCCGCTGGCGGCGCTCTTGCCGCCGGTCTGCGTGCTGCCGGGCGTGCAGACCACCGCCGTATCTTTCAGATAGGCGGAGAGCCCGGCGAGGTTCTGGGTGCCGTATTCGCGCGCCCAGCCTTCCAGCGCCGGCGTGATCTTGCCGGCGGCCTTGCCGGCTTCGATCACCGCGTCCAGCTCGGCGGCCCGCACCTTGGCGGTCAGCGCGGCCAGTTGGGTTTGTGTCGCCGCATGCTCGGCCCGCACGGCGCTGAGGCTGGCGATCGGCACATACTTGGCCGGGTCCGGGGTAGCAGCGGCCTGCGCGGTCAGCGCGGCCACGTTCGTCTGCAGCGCCTGCACGGCGGCGAGCGCGGTGGCTTCGTCGGCGGTTTCCGCCAGGCCAAGCGCGGCGAGGAGTTTCTTGAGGGTTTCCGGCATGCGGGTCTCCGTGGTGGGTTTGGGGATCAGGTACTGCGCCGCCAGCGCGGCGAGGTCGGTGAGGCCGTCGAGGCCGGGGTCGTTGGTCAGGCTCGCGCCGAGCAGTTGCAGCACGCGGCCGGTAGCGGCGTCAAACGAAAACAGCGGCGAGATGTAGCGGTACTCGCGCGCCGCGATGCGCTCGGCGGCGGCGGCGGTCCAGGCGACGTCAACCGCCCACAGGCCATCGCCGGGGCGCCATTCGAGCGCCGAGAACCAGCCCGCGGCGGGCGCCGGCTGGCCGCTTTGCTTGGCGTGCAGGGTGGCGTGCTCATAGTCGATGTAGCGGTCGCTCTGGCGCGCGGCCATTTCGGCCACCAGGCGCCGGCCGTCGGCGTCGGTCAATTCCCACGGCCCTTGCTGGCGGCCATCGCTGGCGCCGAAGGTGCCGGCCGGAATCAGCCGCAGCGCGGTCGGCACCGATCCGCCGACCAGTTCGCTGTGGAGCGCAGCGACGGCCGGCGGTGGCGGCGAGCCATAAGCGGAAGCGGGAGAGGGAGAAAGGCGGGGAGAGAGGCGAGGCATGCCGCCAGTGTGGCAGCGCTCGCGCGGGCGGTCAGCTAAAGGGCTTTAGTTTGCGGCGAATTGGCACGCGCGCCAAAATCCGGAGATCATGGCAAGGCGCGGGCTGACGCGCACACGGATGGACGGGAAAGTCTGGGGGAAATGATCCTAAGCCGGGATTCAGTTCCTGGCTGCCATGAAAAAGCGCCGACCAGCAAGCCGGAGATCAGCGCCGGCGCCCTGAATCAGAGACAGAGAAAGG